ACGCGGCGCTGTTGCGCCACGCTCGCCACCTGCGCGGCGGTGTCGGGAAAATCGCGGCGCTGTCGGACACGGTTGATGGGTGGAAGCCGCTTCCGAGCGTGGCCACCACCGAACTGCTGGAAATGCTCGAGCATGAAATCATGCAAACGCCACTACTGGAGGGAAAGCCATGACCGAAACACGCGCTAGCGGTACCGTCAAACCTTCAACAGATTTGAAGATTCGTGGTTATGCGGTGACATGGGAGCCGTACACGATGGGCCCCGATTCATGGGAGCGCATCGACCGATCCGCATTCGATGCGGCGCTGGAGTCCCCCGAGGATGTGGCGCTACTGTGGAACCACGATACGAGCAAGCCGATGGCCCGCGTGCGCGCTGGGAACCTGCGAATCTTCACCGATGAAACCGGGCTTGGCTTTGAGGCCACGCTTCCTGACACGGCCGTGAGCCGCGATGCGGTTTCCCTGATCCGTTCCGGCGTGGTGAGCCAATGCTCTTTCGGGTTCCATGTGCGCGGCGAGCGGTACGAAAAGGCACCCGATGGGAAGCCGCTGCGCGTCATCACCGATGCGAACTTGGTGGAAATCAGCGCGGTTACCTTTCCTGCGAACCCTGCCACCAGCGTGGAGGCGCGCAACGCGCAGCCCACCGCGCGCAAGCGTTACTACCTGCCACCGGAGATGTAATCGGTTGCAATTCACCTGCGCGCCCTGATAATGGGCGCAACTGAATACGGCCGCGCGCGTCCTAGTGATGCGCCGCCACCTGTAACGGTTTCCGTTCCGCCCTCGTGGCGCAACTGACCACGCGATTTCTCACCGAATCCGCGAGGCTGTGCGCCATGCGCCCCTCGCTTTTTGAGGGTTGAACTATGGGCGAAACCAAGATTGCGCGCGACTCCGATCAATACAGCGACATCTACCGCACCTTCCTGCGCCGCGGCGCGCGCGGGCTCACCGATGTGGAGGCGCGCGCGCTGACGATCAGCAGCGGCGGCACCGCGCTGGCCCCGACCGCCTGGTCGAAGTACATCGATACGGAGATCGCCGAAGACGCAATCCTGTCGCGCGTTCAGAAGATCGAAACCCCCACCGCTTTCAATCTTCCGATCTACGCCGAGGATGCGACGGTGAACACCAATGTGGCCGAGTCCGCATTGGGTACCCAGTCTTCCCCCACCTTCGCCAAGCCCGTGCAGGGCAGCACTAGCGGCACCAGCGGCACCTACTACACCTTCGCGCAGAAGAAGGTAACCGCGTGGGTGAAGGTTTCCAACGAACTGCTGAACGATTCGAAGGGCGCGCAGGATGTGGAAGAGTTCCTGCGCCGCGCGCTGGTCGATGGGCTGATCGGCGAGGTGGGCCGCCAAATCCTGATCGGAAACGGCACGAGCGAATGCCAGGGCAGTTTCAACAGCGCAAAGGGTTACAGCCGCACGGCATCCACCGGCGTGGCCACCACCAACACCATGAAAGATGTGATTTCGGCGGTGTGGGGTTCGACGAATAGCGCCCTGTCCCCGCTTCCTTATGAATCGTGGATCAACAGCGTGGCCGTGATCAACAGCCGGTTGATGGCATCGTTCGATCCAACTTTCTTCCCGGTGCTGTTCCCCAGCTTCCGCGGAACGATGGTCAATGGAACCACGGTTGAAGGCTTGCCCACCGTCTACCACCGCTTGAGCACAGGTACCCCGGCCACCGGTGACACGCTGGTGCATTTCTTCAACCCTGCCCAGTACCTGCTGGCCCATTCGTTCGGCGCGTTCAGCGTCGCGCGGTACAGCGAAGCGGCGGCCGATACGAACGAAACCATTTTCGTGGCTTCGATCCGTTGCGATGGATCGATCACCAACAAGTTTGCTGTTCTGAATGTCAACCGCGCCTAGTGCGCGTTTCAATCTTTGGGCATTCGCACACCGCCGCGAATGTCCCTGCGGGCCGCGTTGGCCCGAGCGACACGCGGCGGGAATCTAGGAAGGAAGAAACGATGCCAGTCCCCAGTTCATATAAGGCCCTCATCGAGAAGATGGGCGCGCTCTATCAGGAAATGCAGTCGATGGTTGATGGTGCCAACAGCAGCGGCGAAGGCATGGCCCCCGAGATGGAGGCCAAGTACAGCGCCCTGAAGACCCAGTACGCCAACCTGCGGAAGCAGCGTGAGCGCAACGAGGAAGTGATGGCGATGGATAACGGCCAACAGGCCGTGTTCAGCGACATCCCCGCCGCCCCCGAGGTTCGCAGCGCCCAGCGCGCCGAGCGCGCCGCGAAGGTTGGCGAGCGCCGCGAAACCGACGAGTACCGCGACGCGTTCCACAACTACCTCCGCAACGGCGAACACACCGCACCCGCGGAGCTTCGCGCGCTGACCGAGGCCAGCGGTGGCACCGTGATTCCGCCCACCGAGTTCGACAACCAGCTTGTGGCCAAGTTGCAGACGATGACGAGCGTTCGCAACCTGGCGCGCAAGCTCTCGCTGGGTTCGTTCGCGCGCGAAGTGGCTTTCGAAAACGCCACGGGTGCCGCGTACTGGGTTGGTGAGTCCACCGCCCCCACCGAGGCTGCGCCCACCTTCTCCAAGATCACGCTTACCCCGAAGCGCCTTTCGGCCCTTCTGCGCGTGTCGAACGAACTGGTGGCCGATGCCGATGCCCGCGGCGGCAACATGTCGATTTCTTCCATCGTCACCGAGCAGATGGCGCGTGTTTTCAGTCAGACGGAAGAGACTGCTCTTCTGGCCGCTTCCAATGTTTCCGGCGCGCCGGTTTCGCTGCTGAATGATGCTGCCCTGACCAGCAGCAACACCGGCTCTTACACATCGTTCACGGCGGAGAAGGTGATCGACTGGATTTACAGCCTGCCCCGCCAGTATCGCCAGCATCCCAGCTGCGCGATCATCGTGAACGATTCGACCTTGGGATACCTCCGCAAGCTGGGCGGCGTTACTGGTTCCACCAATGTCACCAACTACTTCTGGGAGAACGGCTACACCAAGGGCGGCAGCGGCCAGGCTCCGGAGCCGGATCGCATCCTTGGCATCCCGGTGTACACCAGCGCGGCCATTTCGGCGCTTCCGTCGAGCGGCACCACCGCTACCAAGATCGGCATCATCGGCGCGTGGGACTACTGCTACTTCGGCACCACGGGCAACTACGAACTGAAGGTGCTGCGCGAGCGCTACGCCCCTGAAAACGAAACGGGCTACATCGCAAACATGCGTATGGACTGCCAGCTCTCGCTCCCCGCCCTGGCGTTCAAGGCATTCGCCACTTCGGCTAGCTGATACTGAAACTGCACCCACACCGGCGGGGGCCGAAAGGCCCTCGCCGGATTTCCTCACCATGACAATGGTTCAAATCCAATTCCTCAAAGCGGTTGCTAGCGCCAAGGGCGTTTGGGGGCCGGGCGAGGTGGCTACGGTCGATCCGGATACCGCGCAGCAATGGTGCGTGGCAGGCATCGCGGAACGCGTCCACGCGGTTCCTGCTGCGCCTAGCGAGGCACCAAAGCAGAAAGGCCAGGGCAAGCGATGAAGGGCAATGCGTATGTTCCGTTCATGCTGCGGCGCGGCGATGGCTCCACGCTGTCGCTGGATTTCACCGCGATGGGTGACACGCTTGATAGTCGCTTTACCTTTACGCGCAGCAGCACCACTAGCACCTACATCAACTCCAGCGGGCTAGTTGCAACTGCTGGAACGAATGTCCCACGCTTTGACTATGACCCAACCACGCTGACCCCTCGCGGGCTGCTAATTGAAGGTACTGCAATAAACCTTGTAACCAATTCGCAGAACATCACAACAGGTACTTGGACCGTCGGTGGAAACACTACCTTGACTGCGAATACCACCGAAGTTACTGACCCTGCGGGTGGAAACACCGCAACCAAAATTGCGCTCGCCGCGGGTGTGTATTGTTCTAGAGCGCAACTGGTAACGGTTCTTGCAAATACCGCTTACACATTCTCATTTTGGATTCGCGGCACAGCAGGATCACAGCAGCGAATTTTCGAGTTTGGCGGTGGTGACTTGGTTTCGCAAACAACTCTCACGTACACGAATACTGGCTGGACTCGGGTACAGGTTCAGTTCACATCTGCAACAATCACCACGATATTTGTGTATGTGTGCAGCAAAAGCACAAGCGCCGGTTCTAGTGATGTTCTTTATGCGTGGGGCGCACAACTGGAATTGGGTTCCGGTGCATCGTCTTACATCCCAACTGTCGGAAGCACCGTGCAGCGCACAGCAGATACCTGCATCGCAGCCAGCACCGGGTTTTCTTCATGGTTCACCGGCGGCACAAGCGGAACCTTTTACGCTGATTGGTTTGGCGGTGTGCGAAACATCACTAGCACGGTTCGCACCGTTCTTTCCACTTCCGATGTAACGGGCCGCCATCTGCACCTTCAGCAAACCGCTGCCGCTGGAAACCTAAAGGTTGCAGATTTCGGGGCCGCCAATTCGGTGACCACATCCAACAGCATCACCAGCGGAGCGCGAACCAAGGGTGCGTTTTCGTTCAGCGGAAGCACCGTCAATCTGACCCTGAACGGTGGCACCGTTGCGACATCCTCAAGCATTGCGTTTTCAACCGCGCCCACATACCTGGTGTTGGGTGGAACTTCCACCAATGGAAGCACGATTACTGATGCCACGGTGCTACTGAATGGATCGATTCGGGCCATCAAGTATTGGCCAAGCGTCCTGCCAACCGCAACCCTTCAGAGCCTCACCACATGACCGACTACTACCTTCGCACGAACACGGAAGCGCGGATGGTTGAGGCTTTCGCGGCCATCGGCGTTGATGTCCAGCGCATCGATGGCGAGTGCCACAGCCTGGACGGGCAGCGCATCGACATTGGATGGATTGGCCCCGTTACATGGATCGATGCAGCCACGGGGCAACCGCAAACTGATAGCCGCTTTCATGCGAACTTGCGCGTGGCTGGCGAACTGACCGAGGCCCAAGCCGCGGAGCTTCCGATCCTTGACCCTGCACCATCTACCCCCATGAGGGTTTGGGCGTGAGAACGAACCTGAACGACACCGGCGCAGTTACCACCGCGATCAGCGTGGCCGATTTCAAAGTTTTCGGGCGCATCTTCCATACCCAAGATGACACCGCCTTGGGCGATATGGTGCTAGCCGCCACGCAGGTGATCGAAAACGAAACGCGGCGGGCGCTGATCACGCGTTCGTTTACCTACTCGCTGGAGGCGTTCCCCACCGATGGCGAAATCGTGTTGCCGCGTTCGCCATTCATTTCGGTTTCCAGCATCACCTACACCGACGCAGCCGGGGCCACCCAAACGCTTTCCGCGAGCGCCTACAACGCGTTCAGCGTCAACGGCATTGGGCGGGTGATCCTGAAGGGTTCGCAATCGTGGCCCAGCACGCTTGGTGAGGGGGCGCTTGATGTGTCCGTGGCATTCACGGCGGGCTATGGTGCGGCGGCCGCAAACATCCCCCGCGCCCTGGTACACGCGTGCCTGCTGCAATGCAGC